AAGGTGGCACGGAATGCCAAAGAAAACAGACTATACGGAGAGTAAAGAAATAGGTAAAACCCATTGCCCTGCTTGTCCTAGCAGCGATGGTTTTACTCTGTATGATGATGGACATGGTTACTGCTTTGTATGTAACCATTATGAACGTAATGTAAATGAAAAGGAAAGTGAGATGGCTGTTGCAGCACCTCAAGTTACAAGTCTAGAACTATTCGAATCACAACTAGGAGATTATCGTGGTTGTAAAGAGCGTGGCATTACAAAAACTATTGCGGAACACTACGGTGTTCGTGCAAGCTATGACAGTGAGCGTAACATTACTGCTTATAACTATCCTTATTACAAGGACAATGAGCTTATTGCTTATAAGGTAAGGACATTACCTAAACAATTTAAAACTGTAGGAGACTTTAAAGATGTCTGGCCTTTTGGGTACCAAAGCTTCGGAATGGGAAGCAAACGCCTCGTCATCACTGAGGGTGAGTTCGACGCCATGTCGGTTGCTCAAGCCTCATTGGATCATTATAATAAGATCTATCCTGCGATTAGTGTCGCCTCGGCTAGTAACCTCAAGAGCCTGTTGCAAGCAAGAGAATGGATTAGATCCTTCGAAGAAGTGGTATTGTTCTTTGACAGAGATGTAGCTGGTCAGAAAGCAATTAAAGATGCTGCTAATATTATTGGCATTGATAAAGTAAAGATAGCAAGTAGCACTGCTAAAGACCCTTGTGAGCTATACCAAGAGAAAGGTAAAGATGGTGTTATGCGTGCCATATGGGATGCACAACCATTTAGTCCTGCTGGTATCGTAGTAGGGCATGATCCTGTGTGGGAGCAATATCTTGCTAGACGTTCTACTGAATCTGTTGCTTATCCTGATTGTCTTCGTGGCATTAATGATAAAACTAAAGGTATGCGCTTCGGTGAGATTACATTGTTTACTTCAGGTACAGGTAGCGGTAAATCAACTGTCATTAAAGAGATTGTATTAGACCTTCTTGATAAAACAGAAGATAAAATTGGTATGATTTCACTTGAAGAAAGCGTCGGTGATACTGCCGAAAAGTTTATTCAAATGAAACTTAAACGTAACTTACAAGAGTATGATGTATCTCTTGAAGAGCAAGAGGAGGCTAGTCGTGCAGTATTTGGTACTGAACAACTTGTATTACTGGATCACCAAGGCTCTGTTGGCGATGAATCTCTTATTGATAAGATTGAGTATATGGCTCTTATGGGGTGTAAGTATCTTATCCTTGACCATATTACAATCGCTGTATCAGAAGGGGCTGAAGGTTACACTGGTAACGAAGCCATTGATAAAGTTATGTCAGATTTGCTTAAGCTTACTAAGAAGCATAACATATGGCTTGGGGTTATCTCTCACTTACGGAAGGTTCAAGGTGGGGGATCAACATTTGAACAAGGCAAATTACCTAGCATGGATGACATCAAAGGTTCTGGTTCAATCAAACAAATATCATTTGATATCATTGGATTTGCACGAGACATGGCTAATGAAGATGAAGACATCCGAAACACAATTAATTTTATTGTGCTTAAAAGCAGGTTTACAGGTAAAACAGGACCAGCTGGACATACCAAGTATAACCACGATACAACTCGATTAACTTATCACGATGAAAATGTTATTGATTTTGAGGTGCTGTCATGAGTGAAACAGCTTTATATGAACAGGTAGGCTTACTACAACAACAGCTAGCTCATGCTAGACAATTAATTGAAGAGGTTACTAAAGATCGTAACAAGTATCGCAGTCAGGCGCTCATGCGTCAGGCTGCTAAAGACACTCTACAAGATGAAGTGAGGAACTTAGAAATAAAAGTACAACACTTAGAGCAACAGTTAGAGAGAGCTTATGAATAAACAAGAACGCTATGACACTATGTATATGGACATTGCACAACGAGTAGGTGAAATGTCTTATGACAGTGACACTAAAGTAGGAGCAGTAATTGTTAAGGACGGTAATATTATTTCAATGGGTTGGAATGGCACTCCAGCTGGGTTTCCTAATGAGTGTAAACATCCTGAAACAGGGGTTACATTACCTCATGTTATTCATGCTGAAGCTAATGCTATCTGCAAGCTGGCTCGTGATGGGGGCAACGGATTGGATGCCACCATTTATACCACGGTCGCGCCTTGTATGGAGTGTACTAAACTTATCTTGCAATCTGGCATCAATGAAGTTGTCATTACTAAAGCAGATGAGCGATACTTGGATGGATATAAAATTCTTAATGAGAAAGGCATGATACGATTATGCAAATCTTCTACCAACAATTAGAGTCAGACCCTGATCATGTTGCATGGGTTAAATGTAAACCAGAAGATTTAGACATGGTAAAAGAAATATTTCCTGTCGAAAACTATGAGATTTTAGTCGGAGTTAAACCAAACTTTAATCCCATAACATGTGATGTTCACACCTTAAACAATCCACCAGCCCCAACTTGGGGTGTAGATATCAGAAAGAGGACCAATGGAAGATCTGAAGGACTATCTCTTACAGAGAATAAGGAGTGATGATCTTGGCGTTAAGCCTAGACGTAATCTACAACTAATGCGTATGATCGATACCGATGGTGTTGACATGCTTGACTTTCTTATTGAAGATATGGTTATCTTTGCTAGGAAAGTAATACAACGCTGCTTTAAACGCAGCAAAGTAGAAGGCGAAACAGCTATTACACAAGTAAGTATGGCTGTTGGTAAACACATAATTGAAAACTGGGATCCAGACAACGTTAACTTTAGAGATCACGTTAGAGTTGGTGATCTTATTGTTGAAGCCTTTGTAATGTGTGGCTACCTTACTATAAGTGTAGGCCATATGAAGAGCCGTAAGCCAGTAACTATCCATGCCACTGAAAAATGGGGCGAGATGGAAGCAGTTGCTGGCAAAACTGTTTGTATGAGTGAAGATCCTATCCTTCCAATTACATCTTTGTTTCAATCTAATGATCGCAGTGTTATTAAGACTTGGGATAAATCAAAAGAAAAGAAGTTTAGAGACTACATTAATCAGCCATTTGTAAAAGCAATGAATAAACTTCAAGCTACACGTTGGCGTGTTAACTCTGATGTCCATCAGGCTATCTTAGATAACTGGGATGACTTTATTAGCAACGAAACTTTTGATGGTGAAGACGAAAAAGAAAATGAAAAGCTATATCAACGTCAAGCTTCTAAGAATAGAGAAGTTAAAGAAGTTATGGCTATCGCAAACAAATGGTTGGGTAAAGACTTTAGCTTTTATCTTGACGCTGACTATCGTGGTAGGCTGTACTATTCCGAACCTTTCTTTAACTTTCAAGGTTCCGATATCGCACGAGGACAACTAGTCTTTGCTAAAGGTAAACTCTTTAATGAGTCTGCTAGCTTTTGGTTAGGCGTACATACTGCTTGTTGTTTTAATCAGTCATATCTTGTTGAGGAGATACCTGAGTGGGTCACTACCGATTATCGTCAGGTGCTTTTAGATGAAGGTCTAGATACTATTTCAGTAGACAAGATGACACTTGAAGATAGAGCAATGTGGACTCAACAAAACATTGATGTCATTGTTGAGTTAGGTGAGATGAAATTCTTTGCAGATGAAGCTGAGAAACCTATTTCGTTTCTTGCTTGCTGTATCGAGTGGTATAAGTATGCTACTACTGAAGGTGACTTTTATACTCGCTTACCTATCCCTATCGATGGTGCTAATAACGGGTGGCAACACTTAGGCGCTATGTCTAAAGACGAACACACAGGTAAGCTAGTAGGCCTTGTACCTACAGCCATTCAGAATGACTTCTATGTACAGGTAGCTAAGCGTCTTACAGAGCGTATGCCAGAGTGGTTTGAAGAACGTGAGATGCCTATGAAGCATATTCGTAAGGGTATTGCTAAGCGTGCTGCTATGACTCGTGCATATAGCTGTGGACAAAAGAAAATGTCAGAGTCTATGTATAGTGATTGTTACCAGTATGGTTATACTGAGGAATACAATATTAATACATGGGACTGTGACGAGTTAAGTAACCAAGTAATACGATCTATCCAAGAGGTTTGTCCAGGACCGCTAGAGACTATGCGTTATCTACAGCGTTTAGCTGAACAAGAGATAGCTAACTGGATGCGTGTCTATGGCACTGATCGTGGACATGGTATCGAGTGGACAACACTATCAGGCTTCCCTGTTGTGTATGAGTGTTATCGTACTCGACCAGTTAAAGTAGACTGTTATGGATTTAATACACCAGAAGGTGAAATACGATTTAAGCATGTTATCAGAGAGAAAACAGATATCCCTGATAGGCGTGGCTTTATGTGTGGCATTAGCCCTAACTTTGTGCATAGCATGGATGCCTCTCATATGGCTCTTGTAGTAGCTAACTGGGAAGATGACTTTGGTGCAGTGCATGATTCATTTAGTACTCATGCAGATGCAATAGAGCATCTAATGATAGACACTAGAAATAAGTTTATCCAGATGTATGACGTAGAAAACTTCTATGATGCAATACCGTTTGGCAAAGGCTTTACTGGTGATGTGCCTTCTATCGGTACACTAAATGTTAAGGAGGTAGCTAACTCTGACTACTTCTTTTGTTAAAAAAAAATACCCCACAAGGTTTCCATATAGGATTCCCTGTGGGGTATTTTTATTTATAGTAATGCTTGTATTTCTTTTTTAGCTTCAGCACGTAATCTACCTGCTTTAGACTTTGCTTCATTAATAGGGATACCATCATTAATGTAGTTCTTAATATTTTTTTCGTACATAACATTAAGAATTGCATCATTAATTTCAGGTGTACCTGCTAAGTTAGGGTTAAGATTAAACTCTTTTACAAATTCATTATCATCAATATCTACACCTTGCAGTGCTAACCTATTAAAATTTTTCATATAGCTATCCTCCTAGTTATATTGATAAGCCTTTAAAGCTAATTTTTTAAGCGCTATTGCTTTCCTTGTTTCTGAATCAGTTTTCCATTGACTAAAATCTCCAGCAATATTTTCATAATTCTCTATTGCGTTAAATAAATTAAGAAGATTTTCTCCTGAAATACTACCACCGTTTTCTGACCAACCAAAAACTCTTGCAGCATCTAATAGTTTTTCTGCTGACCCTTTTTTACGGCGTCTACCTGTAATTGGTTGTACAATACGTTTTTGTTTTTCTTTTTCTCTTTCATTTAAAGCAACTAAGTAAGTATGCATTGAACGATGAGGTCCAGTTTCTGCTAGTAAATAAGCGCCATTAGGATTAACTGTATTTAAAAATACTGATTTAGCTTCATTGTATCCATTAAGGATATTATTAGCTAAATTATATTTTTTGTTTACTTCCACAAAGTTTTTGTTAATTACTTGGTGATAATCTCTTACACTTGTTGCGTCTGTAATTATAGCATCATGTACAGGCAGCATAAACAATGGGTCTCTACGATTTTTATTTACATCAAGTATTGTTTGAGCCATAATAGCCGCATCAATTTGTTGAATAGAAATAACAGGTAGCTGGTTAGCAACTTCTCTACCGTAAGGCGAAGGTGGTGCTAACTCCCAATCACTTGTTTTTTGGTTAAGTCTTTTCTTACGAGCAGATCTAGCTGAGCCTGTTGGTTGTCTTGTTTTAACAGGACGCATAACAGTACCTTCAGGTGTAGGAACAGGCACTTGTAATCCTGTTTCTGTCCATTCTTTAGATCCTAAAAATATATTAGTGCCAAGTGGTCCTTTATAAAAAGGAGTCTTACCCATCATTGACCACAACATGCCCATGCTTTGTAGTGTTTTTTGATGTTTAATATTAAGCGTACTACCTATTGTGTTTTCTATAAGCTTATTAAAGTCTTCAATCATATCCGCACGTTTATAGTTAGGGATATCTACTTCATTAGCTGCATCAATTAAAAGATTACCATACTTAGAATTAAGAAAATCAATTACTGTATCTTGGTTATAAGATGGATCTTTACCGTACGATACCTCCATTAAAGGTGTTCTTGAAATTAATCTTACGATTGCTTTTCTTTCTTCATGGTCACTAATATTTTGTAACATTTTGTTAAAAATAGTTTTCTTTTCAGGACTATTTATAAATACCGTATCAATTGAACTTGGCATTTGATTAACGTATTGTTGTCTAATATCACCTTCTGGAATAACTGAGTCTTCCTCTGACCTATACATTAAGCCTACTGCTTTTAATAAATCAATATTACCCATCTGCATAGCTTGGATAGCAATACCGTTCTGTTTACCATCATGTTGTGTTTGTGCTAATGGTTCAAATAAAACAGGACCATCCGTTTGTTTTGCAGCTTTCTTTGCATCTACATAGTTTGCAAAATCTACTAGCGATTGAAACTTATATCCCCATTCTGCAGGATCTTGAAAGTCATCTATAAATTCTGGTCCAACTAATTCATTTAAAGCTTCAATATTAGTATAATCACTTTCTGCAATAGTTCTTAATTTGCTTCCTGTTTTATACCATTTAATATAGGTAGGGTTATTAGGGTCATTAATAATTCGATTAGTAGCTTTTTCAATTGCTGACCAACGCATATCTTCTGTTTTAGAAAATGCGCCAGAACGATCTTTTACTCCACCTTCTTCAGGTGTTAAAAGATTTTTACCAATAATATATTTCCAATTAGCTAGTATCTCTGATCCAGTATCTTGAGAATTATTTAAATTCAAAGGAACACGTTTAGCGCTCCCTACAAAGTTTCTTACTAGCTTACTGTCTTGATAATTTAAAATAGTATTACGAACAAAGTATCTGCCTACTGAAGATGCATGAAACCATTTATTGTAAAATACTTTATCTCTACGTTGATCACCATCTATCATTGTTTGGAAAATCTTTTTTGCTTCGCGCCTTACTACTCTGTCTGCTTGATCTCTTGATAATGAAATGTCACCGTTATTTGTTTTTAAAGCTCTGTTATAAGCCTTTTGCCATTTCTTTTCATCTAGTCCTATCATTGCAGCCCATGGCTCATTCGAGAAAAAGCCTTCCGAAGATTGATTTGCTAAACCTATAATTGTTCCTTTATCATCTGTTTGAATAACAGAAGCTACAACTTGCATAGCAAAACCATATCGTTCTTCCATTATTTTAAGTGGCATACGAGACAGTGTATCTTTAACTTTATTTTCAATTACCATATTAGAATCTAATTTAGATTTTTGGGAAACAGGACCAGTCCTTTCTCCTTTTAATCGCTCTAATCCTGGAATTGATTGACCGCTAATTGCTGGCGCATCTGAAACATCTATTCGTCTTTCAGGTTGTATATCAGCTAAAAGCTCTCTTGAATTGTTAAAGAAGTCTTCTGCTTCTTTACTCATTGTGTAAAATTCAGTATCACCATCTGCGTTTACTTCTAAAAAACCTGTATTTTTTACTGCATTCCACATAAGCGTATCAAGATAGTCTGCTTCTTCAGGTGTAAGAGTTTTGCCTGAATCACCATAGCCGGTTACAGTTATACCATCTTGCGTTGGTGTTTGGCCTAGCTTACCAATAACGCCCCTTGCTAAATTTCCTCTAGTATAATCGCCATTTAAAATTTGACCTTGTAATTCTGAAGGTTTATCTGTATCAAAAAAGAAAGAAGCATTTTCAGATTGTGTTGAATTATATTTTCCAATTACACGTTCATCTCTTTTGTTAAGATGATCTTGAATATTCTCTAATAACTGTATAGTTAATGCGTTAGCTACTTTAGGTTTTAATTGATTAGTAGTAGTGTCTAACAAATCTTTTTGCACTAAAGTATTTATTACACTGCGGCCTAAGTCTGTTTCGTCTCTTGTAGCAGGAATAAAAGTTTCGTCTAAATTTTCTCTAAGTCTAATACCAGTTGCAATAACGTTATCAAGTGAATCTTTAGTTGATGTAGCTGTTTTAAATTTATTTCTTAACTCTGATGCTGTAGCAAAATCAAAGAAATCATCTTCTTCTTCAACTTTCATTTGCTCATAGCGAGGAGCCATAGCAAATTGTTTTTGCTGTTCAGAAGCAACTGCTCGTGCCGCTGTGACTTCATCATAACGAGTAGCGCCTTCAATATCAGTTACGCCTCTTGCAGCTACTGCTCTTGTAATAGGGGCTACACCACCTGACGGAGCTAAGCGATCTTCTACCGCTTGCATATCGCTAGCAGTTGGTTGCGCTGCTGTAACCACTCCTTCAGTTTGAGGTGGAGGTGCTACGCCTAACTTTTCTACAGGTGTTTTTGCAATAGTTCCTGTTTCTTGATCTAAAGTAATCTTGCGTTTTGCTTGCTCTAGCTCTACTGCTTGTGGGGTTTGAGCAGGTGCTGCTACATTTTTAGCTGCTTGTAGTGTGTTACTAAAACTTTTTCTTGCCATTTTTTTTCTCCAAGGGAGGTCAGCCCCTTAGGAGGACTGACCGTTGAATTATTTTAATAATGCGCTGATTATATCTGTTGAATCAGGCAACTCTACCCCTTTAAGGGGGTTTTCTCCGTGCAATATATCTGCACCTGAACGCCTAGCTGAAGTTACTGGTCCAACATAAGGTGCAACTCTAAGTATATTTGAAGCTGCTCTTTCTGTTTCACCTTGTAAAGCTAACCCAGTCGATGTTAATACTGTTTCAATGTTTCTAGCTGATGGACCTGCTTCACCTAATACAGTGTTAAACATCCACTCTAAACCTTCACCTCTTTGTGGATACAAAGGATTTACAACATCAATTACTCTTTCATATTGGCCTATAACACCAGAAGAATACAACGCTCTTTGTACATAGCCTACCTCATTTAAGTAAGGGCTTGATTGACCAAACTTAATAAGATCTTTTATGTATTGAGAAGCTGCGCCTAACGCTATCATAGTTACTATTAAAGCAAAAGCATCATATTTTACTTTAGGATTCCCTTTAGCTAATTGATCTCGCCATAGTTTAGGTACTACATTAGCAGTAAATGTACTAATAAAACCGTTAAACTGAGTAAACAATTGATAATGAGGGTCTTGAAAAAATAAAGGTCGATTAGCAGATTGTGGATTTTGAATACGCTCATTTACAAAACGATAAATAGCGGTTTGTATTTGTTCGTTAATATCATCTTGTATTTCTTGAGAACGTCTCCATACCGCATCACCTTGAATGCCTTCTTTACGTGCTAATTTTCTTGTTGCTTGTTCACGCTGCGAAGGAGACCGAATATACTCTACTGTATTTGCTTCTACATTACGACCATCAGTAATATCAAACAACTGATCTCGATATAATTCTTCTGTTTCAGAAAAATAATCATAAAGAAGTTGAACATCAATGCCAAGATCACTAAGATCTAAGTATGTTCGTAACTCAATTTCATTAAACTTATCAATATCAAAAGTACCGTCTGCTTTTTTAGGAGCGTATTCTAAACGGTTCATACCTGCTTTAACAGTATCTACTGCAAATGCTGCATTCATTCGTCTTTGAAATTGAGTAAATTGTTTAATACCTACTGATCTAAAGAAAGCTTCATGCGCTCTTACAAATGAAACATCGCGTTCACCAGTAGCTAATCTGTTTACAACTGTATTGGCGTCTTCAGGAAGACCAGATAATTCTAACTGTTTTTCAGACAGTTTAACTTCTGCACGTAAAGCTTTATCCCATGCAGAAGCTATCTCTTGCATCATTCTTGAAGTTGCTTGTTGAAACTCTGCATTATCTTTTACTTTAAAGTATACCATTGCTGTTTCAGGTATAGAAGAAATAGTAGATAAAGGTAATCCTGCAAATATAGACCATGAAGTTAAATAGTTATTGATAGCCGCCCAACGAGGATTTTCTATTCGTCTGAAGTTACCGTGTGAGCTATCAATAATTGCTTTAGTATACCAAGCAAATTTTTCTATTTCTTCTTTAGATAAGACACCTTCTTTTTCTAAGTCTTTAAATAGCTTTGAAAGTTTAGAACCGCCTTCACCAAAGTATTTAGTAGTTGAATTATATTTAGCTGCTTCTACTTGTGTTTTATTTAATGTTTCAAATATATTATCATTAGACCAATCGGTAAAGCCATCTTGATCAGTAATATTAGCTGACATCTCGGTAAAAGACCATGGACGCCACTTAACACCGTTAACTAATGAATACTCGCTTTGAATACCATTAGCTCCTCGATTAGCAATATTTTGATAAATTGCTTCAACATCTAAAGAAGGATCAACACGAGCTAACCATTCTTTAAAGGCAGCAGGGTTTGCTCTTACTTTTGCATGATCAAAACCTTGATGTCGCCACCAATAATCACTACGATAAGCTAGCTCTTTACCATTTGCTTTCTTGTATTCGTCGTTAGTAGCGTTCCAAGCAGCGTCATATGCATTTTTAATTTGCTTAGCTGCAGTATATAATTTATTAGCTTCGATAATGCTTGATACGCCTAACGCTTCAAATGGTACTTTACCTTTAGGAAACTTTTTAGCACGAGTATAATACTCTCTTATTTTAGCATCGGTATCTAAGCCTAAGTCTCTTAGTGTACCTACTGTATCGGCACTTCTGTCGCCTAACACATAGCTATCTGCTGCATCGTAAGCACCTTGTTGCTCTAGTAACATTAACTCGTAATTTTCAAAGCCACCACTTCGCCCAAACGCTCTTACTTTTTTAGATATTTCTATTGCATTTTTAGTATTGATTGTTTTAAAACCAAAATCTTTTGCTATAGCTTTTTCATCTACAAAAGTTTTAAGATCAGAAATAAGCTGATCATTTGCTTGTTTAAAGTTCATTCCAGCGTGATATACGCCTGTAGTCATCTGACCTATACGAGAAAATATATCTAGTCCTACTTTACTTTGAACTAGTTTATTAAAATCAATAGCAGAAGATTCAGCAGCCTTAACTAGTTTACCAAATCCTGTTGTTATTGCATCAATATAATCAGACAAGTCATCATTGTTTGCAAAGAAATTTTTAATTCCTCTTTTTTCATTTTCATGTGTCTGAGCTTTATTAGCAAAGTCATATTTATTTTCTTCATAATCAAAGCCTTCAATAGCAGCATCTCGATCATGTTGTTCAATATTATTTTCTACATTAGAAGGTCTACGATCAGTTGTATTAGTTGTTTGTCTATCCCGAATAGCCGCTTGTTCTATTACTCGGAATCTATCAGTACTGCCTTTTTCTAATTCTGTTTTTAAAAGTTTATTTTGTCCTTGTGAATAAACATTTCCTGCTGTTGAAAAACCAGAACCAAGAACACCTCCTGCTAATCCAGCATTAATAAACCGATTAACAAGTTCGTCTGAAGTATAATCTTTATCTGACATTAAACCAGCAGTCGCTGCTTGAATTCCTTCTTGCAGAATTTCAGTACCTGATTCGGTTAATGCACCTGCACCTGCTGCTTTTAAAACACTTTGTCCAGAAAAATTAGCTATGTCAGAAGGCTTTCCTCTTAACAGACCACCCTTAATTAGACTTGCTTGTTCTTGCTTAGCTGTATTTAATACAATATTTCGAGCATCTGATAGTCCTATCTTATTTTTCTTAGCATAAGCTTTGGTTAGCTCTTGTATTCCTTTTTTAGAAAGAACATCAGCTGGCTTTATTAACGCTTTCATACCTAGTCTTTCTACAGTTGCCGCAGCAACACCTGCAACACTTGCAGCTAAGAATTGTGGAATGCCTTTTTCACCTTCCATTTCATTCCAAGTATGACCTGCATAAATAAAAGAAATAGGTGCAACAGCAGTAACTCCACCCGCAACTGGTCCTGCAATTGCAGCTGTAGGAACTGCTGCAGCTGCTGCTCCGAATGTAGCTACTAAGTAAGGTGCGGACATTGCTGCATTGTTTAATACATATTCAAAGCCTGACCATACATCATCTACATCTTGATAGTCTAATACTACTTCTGGGGCATCAACCATTCTACGCCTAGCGTTAGCAACTCCGGCTTCACCTAAGTTTTCTAACATTTCAGCGCCAGAGGTTTGACCAATTGCTTCTACATAACCCCATAGTCCTTCTTTAACGCCATCCCACCCTTGATCCCAAGAAGTTGCTATTGCGCCACCTAGCCCTTTAGCTTGGTTATCTATTGTGCGATTATTATCTCTATATCGTACTCCCGAATGTATTTCAGGATCATAAAATCTTTCGGTTATAGCTTTAGTTTTAAATACTAAACCTTCTTGATCTATTTCATTAGCAATAGCATCGCCTAAATCATTAACTGGATCTTTTTCTTTTCCAATTGCAGCTTCATATAATTCTCTTTCTCGTTTAGCTATTACTGCTTCTTCTGAGGTATAAGGAGTAACATCAACTACGCCTGATGATACTAGTTTTGTTTCTAAGCTTTCACCTTTATCATTAAACAAGTTAATTATTTGACGATCAAAGTCATCATAATTACCTGTATAATCTACAACATTAAAACCACCATCAGAAATTATTTTTGCAACTGCATTAGCTTGGCTTTCACCACCCACTTCGCCGCGTTTAAATTCGTAACCATCATCGCCTTCAACAATTTTATCTACTTCTCTAGCATTAATATTTCCAAGACGAAGTCTGTTACCTTTATTATCAGCAACAGTATCTCCATCTACTACTAAAAAAGAATTATTTTTCTTGTCACGAAATGTTCTATCCATTTAATGCTCCTTTAAAAAAGTAAGGGGAAATCCCCTCACTTCTTCATGTTGCTGGGATCTTCTAGTTTAGTTGCAGTCTCGTCACCTACGACTACTGCTTGCATCCAAGCAATAAAAGGATCGTATCCTTCTGTTTTGCCTTCAGTAAATCGACCTTTAGATTTCATGTTATTCCAAGTTTCTTTTCCACTTGACCACAGATCTCTGTAAGTTTTAACGGCTAGTCTTTGATCACCGTTGGCTGCATCAGCTGCAATGTTAAGTAATGTTTGTTCTAGCTGATCCATATTAGAAGCTGAAGTATTTTTAACATCATTATAACTAATTATACCTTTTGTTTTTAATGATATAACTCGTTTATTATAATATCCTTCTAAACTAGTTGGTTCACGAGTACCACTTTCTTTAGCAGATTTAATTGCTTTAAGATAATCGCCTTGCGCAGCTACTATCTCGTTTTTAAGACGTTGAGATTGCTTTGTATCCATACCAAAAGTATTTCTAGTTTCTTCATACAAAAGATATGACTCACCTGCAAGCTCATCTGTTGCAAAATCAATCTGTTTATTAGCATCATCAATAGTCTTGTTAATTTCTTTAGTTCTATTATTAAGAGCTTTTTGAAAATAATTAGTTACGTTAGTTGGATTGTGAACACTATCATTCATTACTTCAAATCGAATTCTATTTTCAGGCTTAGAAAGATCTAACAGTTGTCCATTTGAACCTTGAGTAACTAAACGTTTATCATCACCAGTCCCTATTGTGTAAACAGGCACTTCAAGCCCTGTTAATCGATCAAATCTAGTCCCTGATTGTCCTGTTATACCACCACTGGTTTCAGTTTTAGTAACAAGTACATCTACATCTCCACTCTTGAGATATTCATTTAATGATTCAGGTGTATACAAATCTTCATTATCATTAACAAATTTAGCTTGTCTAACTCTTTCAAGCTCTGCACGAGTGGCATAGTCTTTCATAGTGTAGTTAAGAGAACCATTATGATCATAACCTAATGCTCTAGATCCAGCATAGTTAATTACCATACGGGCAAGGTCTTTAGGTGGAAACATATCACCAAGCACTTCTAAAAATAAATCAGTTGTTTCTTTAAAGAATCCTGGATTATTATTCTTTATATCAACACCTGCTTGAACAACATTATCATTAGTATCAGCATCTGGTGTTGGTTGATCTACTTCATCGCCTGTATCTGTTTCTGCAATAATCTTATTTACAAAATCAGTCGTATTAACTGGTGAAATTGCTTTACTAGTTGATTGTAAATCAGCTAATTCTTTTTGTAATTTATCTACATTAGCTTTAGCACCTTCATAAGTTTTTTGATTAATTCCTTTAAACTCAGGAAGACCTCTTGAAATATTATCTTGTCTTTTTTGTTCTAAAGTATCAAAAGAAGATTGTACAATATCAAGATTATTAGTAACCGCTTTAATATTAAAACGAGTTAGGTCTTGTTTTCGTTTATCTGCATCTGAATCAGGCCTTGGCGGAATATAATCTTCGCCTAAAATTTTAGTAGGATAATCAATAGTTTCTTGAGCTAAAGGATCCCCTTTGCCAGACATTGCTTGAGCTAATCTACCCGGACCTGCATTATACGCTTGGAGTACTTGTGCAGGAGTATAATTAGGATTTTCTTTTTGAATACCTGCAATATACTGTGTAGCAAATCGTCTAGCTATTTCTGGATCATTACGATCTTCAAGAGAAATAGGTTGAACATTGTAACCTGGATCTAAAGCAGTATCTGCCATGATTTGTGCAGCACCTGTAGCGCCTGACTTTGGATTTACTGCTTTGTTATTATTACTAGATTCAACTTGAATAAGGCTTTCTAATACTTGTGGAGTAAACCATTTAGGCACTTCATAAGGCTCATAGTCTTCACCGCCATAACCTTCTGCAGCATAAATAGACCCGCCATCAGCTGCATAAGTAGGAATAGGACCACCTTGTGCCTTTTGTATTTTCCTACCTTCCTCATTCATCTTATCAATTTTTTCTTGATTACCTGGAAGGCGTGATGCTTCGGCATTAACTACGTTTTCTCCAGGAGTAAGCCATGCTGGTACTGTATCAGTACCTTTAGGATCACCCGGATGATTACTAGTATCAGCACCGTTAAATCCATCAGGCGCATCAGGTATCATAATCATTAATGGTACACTTTGGTCTTCAAACAGTTCGAGAGAAAACATATTACCATAACGATCTTTTTGAGTAATACTTTTTATGTTATGCATTAGTTTCTCCTTTTACCATGTAGACTTATCGCCTGGACTGCTTCCCATTGAGCCACCAAAGGCACCTGGATCGTTGTAACCGCCAACGTCTGGTCCCCATCCACCTCTATCGTAAGCCTCTTTATCATATCCTCCGCCCCAAGTAGAATCACTATACGCAGCGTTAGCTGATGCTTTAGCAGCATCTTCAAGGGCTTTTTGTTTAGCTTCTTGTTCAGCTTTAAAGTTAGCATCAAAGTCTGCAAATGCTGTTTTTAAGCTGTCCATGTAAGGATTAGGTGTATTGTATTTACTAAGATTAACTGAAGGCGGTGAATAATTTCCAGGAATAGTATCTGTTTGCGGTGTCATTGTTTGACCTGTGCGAGGGTCTATATTTCCTGGAGAGTAATCGTAGGCACCACCAGTGCTTGTAGAAGTATAATCTTTAGTTATACCAGAGGTTTCTGGAGGCGAGTAATCTCCTGGGTATGTTCCGTAATAACCAGGAATAGTGGTATCAATAGGGGTTATTTCTGGCTTATCGTCTCCAAAAATTGGATCATAAATATATTTGTTAAAGGGATCATAAACATATTTGTTAAAGGGATCATAAACATATTTGTTAAAATTATCTTTAACTGGATCAATATAATCTTCTTCAACTGTGCCTTGAACAACTGAAGTAACAAAATTTAAAGCAGATAATGGATAAGCTAAATTTGATGCTGCTTTATTACCCAATGCAGAAGCTACACCTACTCCTTTACTAACTGAATCTACAACATCTTTAAATGTTGCTTCTTCTTTAGCTGTTGCTTTTGCAGCAATGGCTGCTTTACGATCACGCTCTCTGCGCTCCATATCTGCAAGGTCAGCCATAGTAGGTATTGCTTCGCCTCGATCAGCATAAACAGGAGGGATTGTGCCGCCTGTTGACCAAGTAGACTTATCACCAGGATTGCTACCTCCTCCTGACATATCACCACCAGATTGGTTTCCACCACCAGGTCCCCAACCGCCGCCACCTTTATCATAGCCTCCACCCGTTTTATTTGGATTACCTGGACCACTCCAAATACCAGAGTCTTTACCGCCGCCACCACCACCGCCGGAAGGACGCTTAGGAGCAGGAGGGGGTGGAGGAGGAGGAGGAATGTAGCTAGGCGTATAGTTAGCAAATATATTAGGATCAATACCACCGCCAAATGTGCCTGTAATTCCACCGCCTACTGATGGTCCTGCTCTAAACCCAAGTCCAGGCAGAGGCATATTAGTGTTTCCCATTCTAAAGCCAGGATTAACTGAAGGTATACTTGGTAATCCCATTGCAGCTACTTGTGTATTACCAGTAAGAAGAGGCGTAGTCGATCTAAACCCTACCATATTACTCTCCCTTTGTTAATGGACCACCATAAGACATAGTCATAACTTCACCACCAGCTGATTTATATTGTGCTTTAGCAAGTGGACCAACATGTCCACCACCGCTAAAGAAGCCTAGCATTTTCATTGCAAGTAAACCACCAATAATAGGTGCTGCAGGGCTAGCCATAGCTGCTGTTCCAGCTGCTCCAAGCTGTGACATCATACCAGCCGCAGGTAAAGAACTAGCGGTAGTTGCTCCTGCTGCTTTACCAACTAAAGGTGCTGCTGCTTTTCCTGAACCAAGAATAGCTTGTGCCATTCCAGGAGACATACCTGTTCCAGCTGTTTGTAAGGCTGCTGCTTGTGTAGCTGTAGGTGCTGCAGCAGTCATTGCACCAATTCCTTTTTGTAGCATAGGTGCGCCATACTTTTTAGCAAGGTCTACACTGCCTTGCGCTGCAGTATCAATACCTCTATTCATAGCTGCTTGAGCAAACTTAGATGCAATACCTTCTTCTTGTTGAGGAGGTGCTACTGCTCGTGGTGCTTGAATAGGTGTAATTCGTGGTCCTTGCATTGCTCTTTTTCTTGGATCATCGCTAGCAAGATTTAACATAACCATAGTTACTTACCTCCACCTGAAGTAGTAGTTGTAGTAGACTTAGGTGCTGCACCTGTTACACGACCAAAGAAACGATCAAGTGCTGTGTCTACTGCTGCAAGCTCAGCTTGTTGTTGCTGCTGTAAAGAAGAACCAACATCACCAAGTTGTTGAACACCTGCATCCATCATTGCTTGGCGTTCTTTTTGGTATTCTCCTGCACGACCTGCGAGTGCAGATGCCATAGCCTTTTGACTACGTGCAGAACCAAGATTACCAGCTGCTTGTGCTGCACCAAGATTACTCCCTACAAGACCCATAAGTGACGCTTGTTCTGCTGCACGAGTATCATAAATACCAGAGCCTGTCATCTTATCTAGTGCTGCAGATTGACTTGCATTTAATGCATCAATTTGTTGTTGTGTTAAACCAGCTACAACATTAGCTGGGTTTGCTAACTGACTTGAAAGTAACGTTTTTGATTGACCTAACGCATACTGTAAATCAGGTTTAAATTCTGCATCAATTCCTGATACGGTAGTTGAGCTGCCGCCGCCGCCTCCTCCACTTCCCATACTTTTCTCCTATACACGACCATGCACACCACTAAACGGGGTAGCATTGTACTTTTTAATTAAAAACTTTACATAGTTATCTGCTTCATTTCCTGCTCTAATAGTATCTGCTCTCCAATAAGAGCCACCATTATCTTTAACATGCTTAATCATATAATTAAACATGCGAGCCGCTGTAAAAGCATTATTATATCTTTGATCAGTTATACAATCTTTTACATCCATAATCCATTCATGGTTATAAAAGTTTCTAAAAGCAGAAGCAAGCATAAATCCCCTAAGAGAGTCATCCTTACTATAATCTGCTATTGCAAGAAAAAGAGCGTTGCCTTTACTTTGTTCTTCCACATGATGTGAAATATGTTGTAACCAACAACGCTCATTTCTTTCATACAGTTGATGATCTAAGTTTTTTAATGATGTATTCATAAGCTCTACACACTTAAGAATATCATTGTCCCCAATTTCTTTTATCATTCATCTATCCTTGTTTGTAAGTCTGCAAAATCTGTTGCTTCTCTAATATCGTTAATAAGCTTTAAGTTCTTTTGTTCTAAAGAATTTACAAAGGTTACTAAGTCAAGCAATATAAAATCAACTTCTGGATTTCCCGTTGAAGGTGGATTCTGTACAGCCATTATCTCTTGCCTCCTTTATTTATTCCTATTTGAAGACCTGAAATATTCCATTGATATTCATTAGTAGAAACATAATTGCTTGCATCTGCATTAGCATCATCAATACGATAATTAAGCAAACGTCCTGTTATTCTAATATCTGACTTATAATTACTTGCAACTGTAAAGCTATTTACAACTAATTTATTAGCCTTAGAATTTGTAGCAGTGTTATCTTTAGCTGAAGTTAAAAATGCTTTTTCACCAGGATAGTTAGTTGCTCTAGCTCTTATTTGTAATGTAGCAAAATTATCATCGCCACCAAGAGTAGTTATTGTGCTTCCATCTGCCCACAAAGCAATACTATTAATTGTTTCAGTATCAAAGTTAGGAGCAATAGACATTTGTTGACGCTCTACATACGACACATAAGGTGTCCCATCAAAGTCATAAGTTAAATCACCAGCACGAATACGATTAAATAACGTACCGCTTGTATAACCACTTTGAATAAAGATAGGATATACTTTATTAGGGTTTATTTTATCATCACCCCAAGGCCTTACAATATCAAATACAGTACTAATACTACTACCTGATGCATCTTGTGTAGGATCAGTTGTAGCTACAGTAGTTCCTTCTGAAGATGCAATTAGTGTTGCTGTATCAGGAGCTACTTCTGCAGGTATAACTTCTGTTAAAGGACTAAAAGTAGTAACATACTGCGCATTAACACTAAACTGACTTGGCTCAACATCTATTGTAGTTGGTGCTGAAATACTATCAGGCGTAACAATAAGATAATTAAGAGTATCAATTTCACCCAACATATCTAACAAAGAATCTGTCATAACAGTTACTTCACCGTTATCTTTAGCTTGCTCTGCTGTATTAGTTCTATTAAGATCTTTTTCAGGATCATAATAAGCATTAAGATAATCAGCATCATTAGTATGTACAGTATCACCATAAGTATTATCATCGGCTGCTGGTGTAAAACTAGGATCTAAAAGTCTTCCTGGTCCTTCTCCATAATGTCTATCAAATATTACTTGAGGATTACCTATTGCTGAATCAACAGTAAGTGTTACTCTAGTTAACTTAGAAAATACTGGATCAATACCGTCAGTAATACTAATATTACTTCCTGTAGAATCTGTTATAAGCGGAGTTACTAGCGTTCCTGTACGCGAATCGCCATTGACAATAGTGTAAGCAAAAGAACCTGCAATAACACCTCTATCTACTCCTGTAAAAGTAAGAACTTCATTTGTACGAGATACTGTAAAGTAAGTTGTATCTGTCCAGGCAGCTTCTAATGCTGTTGCAATTTCTACAGCTGTTATTTCTGCAACGTTAGTTGGTGATGAACCTGAATCAGGATCAAATGCAGTAGTGCTGTCAAAGTTAATTGTAATAGCATCACCTACAGGTGGAGTCAAAGTTATTCTATCTGTAGTATTGTGTGCTTCTACACCTGCTCTTGGTTCTGCATACGCAAAACTATTATTAGAAAATCCAGCAGGTAAAGTTCCAGTAGAAGATAATACAATATTAAAGTTATTACTTTGAACACCAACAGCTGCTGCTGTAGCTGTAACTACATTAGTCGCTACTGTAGAACTCCAATTAGCATTAGCTGTAACAAGGATATTTATTTCAGTTGCCACTGTAGCATTAGTGTGCGTACCTTTTAAATCTACGCTACTGCTATCCCCATTTGGAAAGTTAACAGTAAGTGTAGGAATAGGAGTACTATTGCTTACACCTGGAGTAACAACTGTAATTGTATCAGTAAGATTACCCCCGAACTCTGTTTCAGTATAAGTATTTCCACCTTGGCTTGTTTCAAAGTTAATTGTTAAAGCACTGTGATTACCGCCATAAGTAGAAGTAAGCCTTACATTATTTCCATTTGCTGCTACTGAATAAATAGAATTAGCATCACCATTAAAAACGCCATTAGCAGATAGTTTATCAACAATATCGTCTCTAATCGCTGTTTGAGTTGTGAGATTTTTTTCAAGAGTAATTGTTTCGTTAATTGCTGCATGGACACCTGCTACTGCTGGTGCTGTAATGTTCATAGAAATAGCTGGACTTAGATTAGCTGAAATACCATAAACACCTACACCAGTTGTTGTACTGCTATGGGTTAAAGTATTTGACGCACCTCCAGATATATTGAACGTCGAAGTATTATTAAATGTACGAGGACCAGGAACATCCGAAGTGAATGTAAGTACATTAGCTGAAGCAGTAACTGTAAAATCTGATAATGCTTTATTATCATTAATATAATCTTTTACTGCTTCTACAAATTGATTTACTGTAATTGTAGCGCCATCTGCATAATCAGTTCCTAAAACTGAAATTGCAGGAAAACTAACACTACCAATACCTGATGCAGCAGAACCATTAATTACTGCACTTGCACCACCATCAAGATAAGTGGTTTGATTACGATCATAAGTAAAAGAAGTCCCTGAAGGGAAAGTAAGAGTGTCTACTGAATTAACAGTATTCGGACCAGTGTCTCCTGTAATACTAAGATCAATAACTTCTTGTACATCAGTTGTAAAAGAAGTAAATGAGCTTACAGTAACTGTTTTTCTACTTTTAGTACCTACAGTTTTCTTAGGTGTTTTACCATTAATAGTAACTGCCTGTACTTCTCTTGTACCTACATTGGTGTAACCTGCATTACCACTATCGCCAGTAATTGTTAATGTTGCTTTAGGTATACCGCCGCCTTTAATTGGACCAATATCCCCTGCCATAACATCATTAAGTTCTCTAATAGTCCAATTGTTATCTCTATAATTCCAGATTAAAGCTTCATCACACTCACCGCTAGTAGACGCAAGAGTAGGATAACAAAGCCATAGCTCTTGTTCAGGGTGATTTTGAAGAATAAATAAACGTGCTTCATGTGTAGGATTAAGGTTGTTGTAAAAGTATTCTTTTACTCTACCTTTTGCCAAAGATTGAATTGTAGTTGGGTTTCCACCAAATAAATAAATATCATTTGACCCTACTACAAAATGTCTACCGTCATACTCTTTAACGCCACCTGTTACTAAACAACCATATTCATCTGTTACAGGAGAAAACGAAACAGGTGCTCTAAGATTACCTGTAAGCCGCATAACGTGTATACTATCTGTACTGTAAATATACATGTTACCTTGTAAAGATTTCATGTCTTGAATAACGTTAGTTTCTGACAGTGTAAATTCATCTGCTGTACTTACGCCAGCTGCAAAGGGATTCCAGTTATTAGGTACTGAACCTGGTACTGCAAGATCAGAAGTTCTTACCACGCCAGATAATCGTCTAATAACATTATTACCATCTTTCTCTGTAAGATCACCCGCAACAAGTAAGTTACCAAATGATTCAACAACGCCACATTGTACAGTTACTGCATTTCTAGAGTCAATAGTAACTTTAACTGAATCACCTACTGATAAATTACCAACAACAAGAACAGTTGTATTAGTAGCTGGATCAGTATAAATTTGAAAGTTATTACTTGTGATAGTTGGTGTAGGGCTAGGTAACGCTCCAGGTACAAAGTCAACACCATTAACAGTGCCTGTACCTGCTGGGCTACCTGCTTGTGCTGTTTTATTAGCAGTACCTGTAACTGTAATAAGATTATTTGCAAAGTTTACGTTTTGGCCTAGATCAAATACATTAGTAGAAGAAGCTGTAAACACATCATCTACAATTACCTGCGAAACATTATAGCTGTCCCATCCTGGAAGTTCTGCTAATACAAGATTACTAAGCGAAGTATTTCCGGGTGTATCTAGAATATAGTGTGGCTTATCTAAACCATTATTAATAATAAAAGTAAAACCACCACTAAACAATGTATGCTGCCAACCATCATCTGTAGCTTGAAAACCATTTCCGCTATTAAGTGAAGTAGGTGTTACATCTACTTTATTTCCGAGATGATCTTGAACAAAAATTTGTTGACCAACTACAACACCTGCAGAAACCTTATCAACAACATACACATAGTATACACCAGTAGGTTGTCTATTAGGGTTTTCCCATACAGCAATATATTTTGCTTGACCTGTTGCACCTGCTATATCGTTTAAAAGTAATTCTCCAGGCATTTTTCTAACAGCGCCATCTTTAAATCTTACATTTTTAACATCTGTAAATATATTTTGGGCTAAGGCAACGGGAGGAGTGTCGATAACAACTCCTTTCGATGCAATATCGACAACAGAAATAACTTCTTCTGCCATGAACTCCTCCGTTAATTAATTAAGCGCACTCTTTTGCGCCAGTAAGCGGGTCGAAAAAGCAAGCTTCTGCCTTTCCTTCTTCTTGAGCCACTTCCTGAGTCTCGCTAGGTACCGTCTCTTTTTCTTCCACGGTTTCGTTGTTAAGGATCCCGAACCTTTTACCACTAAGTCGGAACGTTGTGCATCCTTTCGCGTTGCCTTTCCAGGCATCAACATAGACCTGTTTGAACTCATCATATGTGACGTCATCTCCTACATTACAAGTTTTAGAACATGCCGAATCAACGTATTGTTGTGCTAGTAGAAGAACTTTAAGGTGATCTTGTACGCTAATTTCATTAGCAGTTTTACCTTCAACACCCTTTGAGTAAGCATAATCCATAACGCGTTCGACCTTTGGACCATCAAATGTTTGAATGGTGCGATCATAGTAATGATTAAATACTGGCTCAATACCACCGCTTACATTATCTGCACAAATACTAATAGTACCTGTAGGTGCAATAGAAGTAAGATGGCTATTACGAATACCATTTGTTTTAATCAACTCAATTACGTCCTCACTGAGTGTATTAATAAATTTACTTTCTAAATATTTTTCATTGTATAAAGGAAAGACTCCTTTTTCTTTTGCCAAGTTTGCCGAAGCACGATATGTTTCATCTCTAAGCGTTTTAAATACGACTTCCATCCAATTAAGAAATCCAATTGTCCCGTAAGGGTATCCAAGCATTTCACCTGCATTAGCCAATCCTGTGATTCCAAGCCCCATTCGTCTTTTGTTTTGTGCTTCATCTTCTTGTTCCTTTAATGGATAAATTGTTCTATCAACTACATTATCCATTGCGCGAACTACATGCTTAATATCTTCAATATAACTTGAATAATCAAATGTACATTTATCGTATGGATTATCTATTACATATTTAGTAAGATTAAAAGAACCAAGTAGACATGCGCCGAAAGGTGGTAATGGTTGTTCACCACAAGGGTTTGTTGTTTCAATAGTTTCACAGTAATGCAAGTTATTCATTTCATTAATGCGATCAACAAAGATAACTCCAGGCTCTGCCCAATCCCAAGTAGAGTTCATTACCTCGTCCCACACCATTGGTGCCGAAAGAGTACCACGCTCATGACCTTCAAAGTAAAGAGTGTAATCAGAACCTGCTTCGAGTGCTTCCATAAAAGCATCTGTAATACCAACAGAAATATTAAAGCCAGTAAGCTTATCGCTGTTACGTTTAGCACTAATAAAGTCAAGAATATCAGGGTGATCTACGCGAAGTACACCCATCTGCGCCCCACGCCTGTGACCACTACTAGCAATCGTTTGACAAATAGAATCAAAGATTCCCATAAAAGAAACTGGGCCGCTTGATTTACTATCAAGAGATTTAATAAGGTCTCCTCGTGGTCTAATACGACTAAAGTCATAGCCGATACCACCGCCTCGTCGCATTGTTTCAGCTGCCTGAGTAGCTCGTAGCATAATGCTATCCATCGAGTCTTCGATATGACCACTTACAAAGCAATTATAAGCAGTAGTAATTCGTGGACTGCCCATAGCGTTTTGAACGCGACCAGCAGGTAAGAACCTACGATTACCTAAAATATCTTCTAGTGCATATTGATGTTCATCGTTATCACAGAGTGCCTTTGCTATGCGCTTAATCTTTCCATCAAATGTTTCGTCTTCTAATCTGTATTTCATTTTATCGATTTCTTCTGAAATAGGCATCGATGGACCTGTGTACTCTGTGTTTCTCATAGTTAACCTCTATAATATATAATGAACGTTTCTCCCCGTATAAGGGCGTTTTATATACTACGCATACGGTTAACTAATCGATCTGCTCTATTAGTTACTTGTTGATACCAACGGCTATCAACCATTTCATCTGCAGCACGATTCCAGTTACCAGCATCTACTGCTGCTCGCATACCTCTAAACTTACTAAGCCTAGGTCTTCCCATATTAAACATCATATTAGCAATAATTAATTGGACTTCACCAGGCAAAAGCTCGAAATTGGCATATAGCTTCTTGCACTCCGATAACACGATTTTGACATCTTTAGCGAAGCACTCATTAACTCTATCTTCTGAGACTGGTGTGCCAACTTCTTGTCCATACTCAGGATCGCTATCAAGAACAAGATGGCCAATACCAAAAGTAGGGAGGCCAAGGTGATCGAGATAAATCTCGTACTTAACTCCTTCATCTACTTTTAGCTCCTCTCTTAGCTGATCTATATTCATTTTGTTTTTCCTTTTACTTTTTCAAATGTTCTAAGACCACCAAGACCAAGCATACCCATAAGAACAGTCATAAGTGTTTCCATTTCAAAAGTAGGCAACGGAGGAATATCTACATTAAACCATGATACAACAAACAAAGTAATAGGTAATCCTACAAAGTGCCAGAATAAAGCAATGCCACATGTCCAGCCAATAAACGGTCGCCAACCAGCTACAAAAATATTACGACTAGCTGCTTCTGCTTTGTTTATTTCAAGTTGACCTTTAGCTAACTCTTGAGCATGTCGTTCACCCATAGTAGCTAATTCATGCGCTATGCGTGCTTTTTCATCTGCATCAGGAATAAATTTATCTAGTAGTCCTGTTACTGGACCTATTAAGGATGATATCATAAAGCTTGTCCTTTTAGTTGTACACACTTAAATTTTTTAGGTTCTATTTTACCTTTATTAATCATACGAATATCATTGCCCATTTCATAGGCTCTAGAAGTACATTGTTCGCGTGAATCGTATGGGCCTCTAGTATCGTAATATTCCCAACATTTATCTGGAACGGCTATACTACAAGCCAATACAATTACTTTAAACATTTAATCTCCTATGCAACTTTAAATGCACTTATAAGTGCTATTATTGCAAAAATTAAAACACCTGTAATTATCATTACTATTTTAATTGTTTCCATTAATTCGTTATGTTTTTTTATTTCTTCTTTTCTTTTAGCAATAGCAGCTTCTTTAGCTTCTTGAATACGTTTAGCTCTAAGGTCTACAATGCTTTGCCAAGTACCTGGTCCAAAGCGCATATCAATCATAGCTCTCATTTCTTGTATTTTTTCTTGAGCTAGTTTAGCATCAATTACTTCTTGAGCTACACTTTTAATACCTAATTGATCACCAAAACCTACTCCTGATTTTTTAGATCGTTGTTGTTGTATTTGTTTTTCGCCCTCTAAAAGATTATCTACGTGAGAAGCTATCTCACCAATATCTTTGGCGGTATTAATTGCTGATTTAATGCCCTCAACAGCACTTTTTACCAAAGCTATTCCAGCTAAGGTTTCAGCTATCATATTGTTTTACCTCACAGTTTGCCTATCATAGTGAGTGCGAGACCAACAATTACTATCGTTGATCCCATAATCATTGCTTCGAGTCTCCACATGCGCTTGTCAAGTGACTCTAATTTTTCATGAACAGCTTTATAGCGTATTTCGCATTCTCGCTCATGTGCTTCTAATTGAGATTGAGTATCCATTAGTCAGCATCCGCTATCGTCAGTTTGCCAGCCTCAACCTGACGCAGGATTTCTGCGTAGTGGCGGTTGGCTGGGTCAAGTGGAACGTATAGCTTATACCCATCAATAGTTGCTTCAATGCCATCGTTTCCTTCGCCATCAGCATCTATATATTTTGCATTTAAAATATTCATCTACAACTCCGCATCAAATGTCATATTTTGTTTTGGGTCTATAGCGCAAGCGTGGTTAGTTGAAAGGCCACTGGCGGCATTTACATCTAAATAAAGATTTGTTCCTTGCGCTATAGCGGCACTAACACTAGCGGCGGCTGTGTTTGTACCGTTGTGGCGAATATCAATAGTTGCGGCTGTAACATTTACAGTAGGGTTCGCCCTTAAAGCTACACCTAAAGGAAAGCAAACTTTAGTTTTTGTTGTTGAATTGCAATAACCAAAAGCACCAGCATATGCGGCTGTAGTGTCTTGTAAGACGGCAAAATACCTTTGACACTTGCTAAGCGTAGTGCCGTAATCCTCGTGTTCAAACGGCGTGGCTGTCTCGCCTACTTCTAGCTGGACGCCTGTGATAAACAGTTCATTGCTAGTGCTTGAAAAAATACTTTCACATCCAACCATACGGTTTGCATTGGTTGATGTTGCCCAGCTTGTATTTAGTGTGCCACTTGTGTAATCAGAACCAGCGTAAAGCCACCAAATAATCTGCAACTCTGTGCTATTGTCATTGGCAATAGTTCCAGTTGTGTCTGCTGGTATTTCAATTTCAAATCGTTGCCAAGATGTTGTCACGTCAAAAGTCGCGCTAACTTGTCTTGAGTTGGCATCTCTAGTTTCAACAATGTATTTTTTTGCAGTTCCTTTAGCATAGAAACTTAACGTACAAACCTTTGCATCAGAGGTTCCTTTGGCAAGTTGTTGTAGGTTTTGGCCTTCAATACGCTGAAGAAAACCAAACGCTTCACTAGCACCAATAGATGTATCTGCTGTTGTAACATCAAACTTCATTGAATTGCCAAATCCGCTTGGTGCATCTGTTGCTTGTGACATTGTAGCCCGACCCGCAGTAGTGCCGTTGATTGCAATAGCAAATCTATCTAATGTTTTATATTCAGTGCTGTCACCAACCGTTAGTGAGGTAGACCGCTGTGCCACCTGCATCGCCCCATTGATGATGAGGTTGCGTCCTGTCACTGCGTCTGCGTCTGCAAGAGACTGATTAGTTAATTTTATAAGTGCCATATCAGTCTCCTATAGCTCATCAGGCCAATTGTTAATAGGCGCATTGCCTGTTACATTACCATCG